ATGGCTCTTACAGACTTCAAGATTCGCGGCGCAAAGCCGGCAGAGAAGCCCTATCGACTGAGCGATGGTGGTGGGCTGTTCCTCGAGATACGGCCCAACGGATCGAAGCTGTGGCGGTACGCCTATCGGCTCGATTCCAAGCAGCGGCTGCTGGCCATTGGCAGCCTGCAGGACGTGAGCTTGGCGGACGCGCGCGCGGCGATGCGCCAGGCCAAGGCGCAGGTGAAGCTTGGGCAGGATCCAGTGCTGCAACGGAAGATCGCCAAGGCCCGCAGCGAAGAGAACGCGCTCAACACGGTCGCTGAGAACGCTGAGGAATGGTATTCGAGCGCGGAGAAGGGTTGGTCGGCCTCGCACAGAGACCGGGCAAGACGCTACCTGGACCAGCGGATCCTGCCGGACATTGGCAAGTGGCCGATCCGTGAGGTGACGCCAGCTGATGTGTTGAAGCTGCTGCGCAAGGCCGAGAAGGCCGGTCCCCACGTGGCCATCGTTACCCGGCAGACACTGTCGTCCGTGTTCGAGCATGCGATCGTCAACCTGCGCGCTGACGCGGACCCGACTCACCCCGTACGCCGCGCGATCAAGAAGCCGCCCGTGACACACGCTGTGGCGCACTCCGCCGGAACAATGGGCAAGCTGCTCGCTGGCCTGGAGACGTACCCCGGGAACCGTGAGACGGCCATTGCGATTGAGCTACTGGCGCTCACCTTCGTCCGCACCAAGGAACTGCGGACCGCCAAGTGGGTGAACATTGACTGGGAAGCTGAGCCGCCGCTGTTGAAGATCGATGCCGGCGAGATGAAGAAGCGCCGCAAGCACTGGGTGCCGCTGGCCCCGCGCGCTGTCGCGCTCCTCCGTGAACTGCAGGGGATCACCGGCGCCGGAACCTACCTGTTCCCCAATCAGCGGGATCCGAAGAAGCCCATGTCACGCGAGGCGGTGAACATGGGCCTGAAGTACCTTGGTATGGATGAGATCTCTGGCCACGACTTCCGCGCGACCGCATCGACCTGGCTCCATGAGGCCGGCTACCCGTCGGCCGTGGTGGACATGCAGCTGGCGCACGCCAAGACCAACAAGACCGGTGCGGCCTACAACCACGCAGAGTTTCTTGCCGATCGGATCAAGATGATGGACCGGTGGGCTGATCACTTGGCGAAGCAGAAGCAGCGCCAGTCTCGGCAACCCAAGCCCTGATCACCGATTCTGGCCAGCCGATCGCACGCGGCCCGAGTCGTTTGCAAGCGGGGAACGTGCCATTGCGCATGCCGCGGCGGATCGAGGATTCTGACAGAGCAGTGATCTTCACCACCGCGGGCATTTTGAGGATGGGGTCGATCGTATCAGCGGCCATGCGGGCCTCCTTCCTTCGGTAGCCGGCCGTCCTTCCAACGGCCGTTCTCGTTGTAGCGGATGTGCTGGTAGCGGCCAGTCAGCCGGTGGCGTCGTTCCGTCGGCCAGCTGAGCCAGTTGCGCGCGGTGATGCGCCAGACAAGGCGGTCAATCCATGCCATTGGTCAGGCCCTCCACCTTCTTCCAGCGCGGATTGGTCAGGCCGTCGTGGTAATGCTGTAGGGCCATCGTTCCCATCTCGGTGTCCACCGCGAGCAGCTGACCAGTGAGGCGTTCGGCCACCACCAGGACGCGCTCGATCGCGCCGTCAATTTCCTCGCAGGTGAATCTGTACCAGCCCGGTTCCGTCGGCACTTGGTCCATCCACGGCTGCGGAGACGAGAGGACAGGCGGCGGCGCTGCAGCCGTTTGTGAGCCGAGCAGGGCCGGCTGCAGGACGTGGCGCGCGCCGACGACTTCGAGCCCGGCATCGAAGCCGGGGCCGGCTTCAACGTCCACGATGGCGCCCTCCTGCTTGACCAGCAGCTTCTCCAACGCCTTGACTGCGGCCCGCACGTACTTAGGCACCGCTTCGGCCCGCTTATAGCTGTCCACGAGGCGCGCCTTTGCCTCGGCGCTGGGCTCAGGCATAGGCCCGAGACCTCTGAGCGTTTCGACCATCTCCTGCGGCGTCTGGCCGACTTCGCCGCGAACCCATGCCAGGAGTCTGCGTAGGTGGTTGGTCTGCGCCCGCGTCAGGTTGGGCTTCATCGATCACCTCCCGGCGTACCGCGCCAAACGAAGTCGCCCTTGTCCTCAGCCATCAGTGGCTCGCTGGCTTTGCACGGACACTCGAGCCCAATCAGGTGTTCGGCAACAGGTCGCCAGAAGTTGCGGACCACTCCGTTCGGGACGTGGTTGTCTTCCTCGGCGCCATCGATTTCGAAGTCGGCAAGCACCTGCTTTGCATCACTGGAACTGCAGCGCTTCCCGTCACGGCTGATACTGATGTGATACTCCGGCCCTTTGTCGGGCTCGCCCGGATCGGTGGCCACTTCGACAGCGGAAATGACGTTCAGCCCCCTGGCTGGGTGGCGGAATCGGCGCCCGGCATACCCGAGAGTTACCCACATCGGCGGCGGCGGCAGCTCTACCCAGCCGCGGTCAGCTTTCGGCTGTTTCGGGGTGATGATCTCGATCATTTGCCCACCTGCGGGCGTTCTTCCAGCGTGTCGGCCCAGCCGGGGAAGAAGCTCAGCCCGCGAGCCTCGCGAATCCCGAAGTCGCTATCCCAGCCGTCATAGCTGCCGAACGTCTCGGTGTGCGGCCGGCGCTTGAACCAGCACCAGCGGCCATCGCTGTCCATCGCCCGGTAGTTGTAGCCATCCGGGGCCTCGGCCCAGCTGGGCGGCGGTGGGTTCGGGATGGTGGTCCCGATGCCGTGCGCACGCTCGGCCGCACGGATTGCCCAGGTCCCGTAAATCTCCGGTGTCCAGTCGTCCCGCATATCCGGAAGCAAGTCCGTGACGGTAGTAGCCGGCAGCGGCGCGCGCTGCAGCACCGCTAGGGCCTGCGCCGCCCGTTCGAGCAACTCGGCGCTGATCCGGTCGGTGGTCGTGCCACCAGGCCGGCGAAGGGTGGCGGCGGCGGACCGCAGTTCAGTGATCAGCTGCAGCGTCATGGCGCACCTCCCTCACGTGGCTGGCGTACTCCATCCAGAGCAGCGCATCGACCAGTTCTTGAACGCTTGAAGCAAACGATTCGCCCGGCATGGCGAGTCGCAGATCATCCGGCCAAGATTGGCCGCTCCCATCAGAGGCGCTCTCCGCCTCCTTGGCCTTCTGGACCTGCACCAATGCGTGGAGGCCAAACGTGATGGCGCGGCGAACGCAGCGCATGCCTTTCGCGTCGACCAGGTAGTCCGGCTCCTGCTCCACGTGGGCCATGTCCAGCAGGTCTTCGAACATGCTCATGCTTCGGCTCCCGCGGCCCGATACAGGCCGGTCACAATGTCGAGCAGGAAATCCATCGTCACGACGGTGTCGTAGCCGAAGGAAACGTCCTTCCCATCGGCTTGCCGCATGCCCTGCCAGAGCAGGTCCTGCACGTGGTCGGTGAGCAGCCTTGCCTTGCTCAATGCCAGGTCAAGATCGCAGCCAGCGGCAACTACGAGCGGCGAGTTTGGAATCGCCATCTCAGTAGTCTTCTGTGCATCTGCGCCGCCGCTCACCGGGCACCTCCCGCGTAACGCAGTGCTTTGCACATTTCGAGGAGGTCAGCGAGAACGAACATGTCATCGTCCGTGACCCTGTCGCTGTCCAGGTTGCTCAGTTGCCTCTGGACGTAGTCGAAGTAGATGCTTGCCTTCAGCTCGGAGTGAGCGGTATCGATCCCGGGGCACACCTTAAACAGCGGGGCATTCTCCTGCACTGGGATCAGGCTGAACGCTTCTTCCTTGGTGACGGTCATCTCAGACACGAGCAACCTCCTTCTTCAGCGGATGGCGGCAGACGTTGTCCTGGTTCTCGCGGATGTAGTCGAGCAGGCTCTCGGAGTCGCTCAACAGGCTTTCGACCGCAAGCATCAAACCGTCAATCGTGTGCTCGTTCAGCTTCTCGTGCAGGACCGGCTCCTCATCGCTGCCGATATCGCGCACGTCCTGGCTGGCCGTGAAGTCGCGGCGGAGCACGTCCATGATCGCTACGGTGGCTTTGGTGTTCCGGTCAACACGGACCAGCCGATTGGTCAGAAAGTCCGAGAGGGGGTTATCCCTCCACATCGAAGTCAGGTAGTGCTCGCTATCTGCGAGGCGGGGGACTGCGGCCGGCACTGCCGGGAGTACACTGTTGTTCGCCATGTGGGCTTCCTTGATCTCGTCGATTGCGGGGCTGCTTGGCTGACGGCTCGGGCGTTGGCGCGCTCGGGCCGTCACTGTTTTGGTGCGGTGATTTCCAGATGGCGCGGCGCCCGGATACCGATTCGGGCCTTCCCGTCGCGCGCTGCGAGAACGATGAGGTGGATGCTCTCCCCGATGTGAATCTCGCCTTCCTCGTATTGCTTGATGACACGGCATCCGGAAGCGGGGTGATCGCTCCCCTGGGGTGGCGTCGGAATTTTCCTACTCACTTTTCAGGTTTCCTTGGTTCTGGTCGGCGTGAGAAACTGCAAGAGTCGGGGCAGATGCGTCACTCGGTACGGCAAGGCAAAAAATGGCACTGGGATGGTTCGCGGCGACGATCTCTGCGATTCGCAGTGGCACGACGACCGACGCCGTGAGGGCGACTAGGATCCAACCCGCCCGAATCAGCGTAGATACCTTGCGGTCCGATCCGTGGGCGTAACTGGCCCTAATGCAGCGGCAGTTGGAGTTCATCCCGGCAACCTCGAGCGCGTCCCAAGGCGGTAGCCGAATCCCCCTCGAAAGCAGCGGAGACGATGCTCAACCGGCAGCAGTAGGGGATCGACGTCCGGGAATGCGACCAGGACAGTCGCCTGGTCGGCATGATCGAGAAGGCTGAAACCTCGGCTCGGAAGACGGCTCTCATAGCGCTTCCGAAGGGTGTTCAGTTGGCGCACCAGCCTGTGCTTACTGCGCCAGGTGTCCCTTGTTGCGTGCATCTCTGTGGCTCCCATCAACCGCGGGTTGCGGCGACAGGGCTAGATTAGGCATTGCTAATCGCGGATGCAATAGGGATCGCTAATTTACTTTGGCTAATTTCTAAACTCGTTCAGAAATCCGCGTTAGGCGATCTGACGCGCGCTGTACTGGACCACCGCCTTGCCCGCGATGAACAGGTCGTCCGGGGCCGCATAGGGCGGGAAGAGCGGGTTGGCGCTAACGATGTACACGCCATCGGACCGGCGCTGCAGCCCCTTGATCTGAGTTTCGCCGCCAATGTTGATCACGTAGATGGCGTCGCCGTCGAAGTAGTCGACGGCGGTGTCGACCATGACTACGTCGCCGTTGTTGATGATCGGTGCCATCGACGGGCCACGGCCAGTGATGAGCTTGAGCCGGCCTGGTTTGGGCAGATAGCCCAGGCGTTGCCGGATATCCCACTCGGCGTAATCCATGCTCCGAATCACTTCCGGGAATTCCTCATTCACGACCCCTGCGCCCATGCCTGCTGCTCCATCAAGTAGCTCGAGGCGAAGGTATCCGGGGGGTGTCTCACGGACGGAGAGCGGCGGCGCGTCCGGAGCGTCGTCGATAGACCCCTCGCCTGTAGCAAGCCACAAGGCCGGAACCCCAAGGACGCGCGCAGCCTTGACCAAGGCATCCCCCCTGATCGACTGCGATTTCCCGCTCAGCCAGCCGCTCACACTCGGGGCGGAAACCCCAACGGCCTTGGCCAGTTCAAGTTGAGAGACGCCTGCGCGCGCCAGCGCCGTGCGAAGCCGGGTTGAGAGATCCATGGTTAGGGTCTGTGAATGGAATTAGGCAATGTTACGCACGAAGCCGTTGTAAAGTAAATTAGGAACTGCTAATTTCCTTGGCCATGACCACGACTACCCACGTTTCCGCGATCAGCGATCCCGTACAGGCATCGCAACTGATCGATTCCCTCGGGGGCACGAAGCGAGTCGCTGCCTTGTGCTCCGTCAGAGCCCCTTCAATCAGCCAGTGGCGCAGGCGGGGTATTCCCCGGCCCTGGGCGCTGTTCTTCCAAGCCAAGTTCCCCGACAAGTTCGACGCCGATGGCAATGTCGTAGCCGGGGCTGACCCAGTCGCGGCTGGGTAATCGACTCTGCTGAGGCCGACGGAACGGCCCGGGCGCAGTGAAGGAAAGCGTGCATCCCTGGCGTGGTAGTGGCCGCTCGGGTGTCTGGCGCGAGAACCCAACGTCCAGATACGACGAAGCCCCCGCTGTCGGGCAGACATGCGCGGAGGCTTCGTTCAGAGCGAGGCCACTATGCCACACCACGAATCCGATGCAAACCTGCATGGCCAGGGACCGCGTCCCTATGGCGAAGTCATGCAGGAAGCGCTTACTCGCATCCAGGAGCGCCATGCCAGGCCCTTGGTCAAGCTGCAGGAGCGCCTCCCCGACGGCCGAATCGCGGTAGAGATCTACGACCGGACCCGCCCGGGCGACGAACCCACCTACGACTTCTACTGTTCCGGCCCGCAGCAGGCGCTGGAGTGGATCCAGCAAATGTCCAGCAAGCGCTGGATCACCGCAGAGCATTTGGGCGCCTTCGCCACGTTGATGATTGCCGCATTCCCGGAAGTCTCGGGGGCATCGGCGTGAGCGTTCAGGCGATGACATGGGCGCTGGACCAGCAGGACGTGACCGACTCGATTTCCCGACACGTGTTGCTCTGCCTCGCCAACTATGCGGACAAGGACGGCAAAAACGCATTCCCGTCGGCATCCACGCTCGCGCAGGACACCGGCTTGGCGGTTCGCACGGTGCGTGTCCGGCTCGCCCAACTGCTGGAAGCGGGCATCATCACGAAGGGCAATCAGATGATCGTGGCCGCCCACATCCCGGCTGCCGATCGCCGTCCCGTTTGCTATGACCTCGTCATGTCACGGGGTGCACCACATGCACCCCGTGAGGGGGAACGGGGTGCACGCCACGACACCAACGGGGTGCACGCCACGACCGAACGGGGTGCACGGCGTGCACCCAATCCGTCATATAACCATCAGAAAGAAAACCGTACCCCTGTAGTCCCCGGCGGGGACGACACAGCTGATTCGCTTGCTCTGGAGAATCCGGCCAGCGAGGAAGGAACCGATCCCCTCGAGGCCATCGTCACGGCGTACAACCGCATCTTGGGAAACCGCCCAGGTTGCCGAGCCAGCCTCACGACTACGCCGAAGCTCTCCCGCGCGCTGGGTAGAGCCTCCACCTTGGCGCAGACGGTGTGCAAGCAGCATGGGCTGGTGTTTGAGCCGGCCGAGTTTTGGGAGGTCTACTTCACGTCCTGCCTGGACGACAAGTGGCTGCGTGGCGACACGCCCAACCCCAACAACCCCAAGTGGAAGCAGAGCCTGCCGACGCTGATCGATGAGGACCGGTTCGCGCAGATTATGGACACGGTCCTGTCGGAGATGCTGGAGGGCCGGGAATGAGGCGCGAGGACTTTGACGCCGAATCGGCCGTGCTCGCTTGCCTGCTTCGGGACGGGCAAGCGTACTGGCGGATCGCCGACTTCCTGTCGTGCGACGACTTCACCAACGCCGGTAACCAGCGGTTGTTCAGGACGCTCCAGCAGGAAATCACCGCAGGACGACCGACCGACGCAGTCACCATCGGCGAGCTCGATGGTGGATTGGCCACCCTTGCGCTGGATATCGATTCGACCTCCATCGGCAACCCGAGGTTCATCCGCAGCTATGCCGAGTTGGTCAGCAAGCGACAGCTGCTGCGCCGACTGCGCGCAGCCGGCCGCATGATCGCCAATCTTGAGCCGGACGAGGATGTTTTCGGCGAGGCGCAGCGAATCCTGGCGTCGTGCGCACCACGGATCACATCAGGTGGCCCGAAGCACATCAGCGAGTTCGTCCGTCAGTCCATGCGCGGCCTGACCGACCGCGCGCACTCGGACCGTGATCTCACGGGCGTTCCGACCGGCTATGCCCCATTGGATGACTTGACCGGCGGCTGGCAGCCAACGGACCTGATCATCATCGCGGCGCGGCCCAGTGTGGGTAAGTCGGCGTTCTCACTGCAGTCGATCCTGCATGGCACACGGCCCAAGGAAGGCGTGAACGGCTTCATGGCGTCACTGGAAATGTCGGGCGAGCAGTTGGCTGATCGGGCTATTTCCCACATCGGTCGGATCAACGCCGTACACATCCGCCGACCGAAGTTGATGGAGGAGGACGAATGGGACCGGTCCGCGCCAGCGGCCAAGACGTTGATGGAGCACTCGCTGTTCATTGACGAATCCTCGGGCCTGAACGTCGAAGGCATCTCCGCTCGCGCCCGCCAGCTGCACTCGGAGAACCCGCTGGGCTTGATCGCGATCGACTACCTGACCTACATCGACCTGCCTCGCAGGGAGACCACGGAGCAAGGCATTCAGCACGTCACCCGGAGTCTGAAGGGGCTCGCCAAGGAGCTACGAGTTCCGGTGATCTTGCTTTCGCAGCTGAACCGCGACGGCGACGACGAGCCCAGCCTGAAGCACCTGCGCGGGTCCGGCGCGATTGAGCAGGACGCTGACGTGGTGATCTTCCTCCATCGCCCCGACAAGTCCCGCCGCGACGTTGTGAAGGTCAAGGTCGAGAAGCAGCGCAATGGCGCCCTGGGCGAGTTCTACCTGAACGCGATGATGGAGAGGCAGCGCTTCGAGCCTATGGATTGGAACCCACCGGCTGCGCCAGAGCGTAAAACGCTGCGCTCGGTAGGTGCAGCACGGCAGCCAAACCTGCGGAAAAACTGGCAGGAGCGTGACGATGAGTAACTTCATCCCGACTGGGTCCCAAGCGCTCCGCCACCTCGCCGACACCCTTGACCAGCAGGCGGACCGTCTCGACCGCCTGTTGTGGCGGGATCGGGGACAGCGGTCTACGACCGCACAGGCGTACCGCACTTCGGCATCGCTGGCGCGGCAACAGGCGGTGAAGTTGGAGCAGATGGAGAGGCTGGCCGCTGCGCGCGCTGGGGTCGGGAAATGAGCCTGTCGCTGAAGGAGCAGCTGAAACACTGGGGCCATTACCAGGAACATCGGTTCTGCGCACCGCTCGCCCCGGAGGAGGCGCCGAGCAGGGACGAACACCCGCTGGCCCGGGCTCAGCAGTTCGCCCAGGGCACGAAGCGTGATCGCCCGCCATTGCTCCGCGACGGACACGACCGGCGCATGCTGCTGGGGGCCGGCGCCGGCCGGGTGAATCGCAACGGGGCAGTGCTGCCCGTCGCGCCTTGGGCGGTTGATCCGATCCCATGCACTGAAACCCGCACCTTGGTCTCCCGATCAGCCACCGCCGCCGTGATGGTTGGTTCGCCAGACGAGTATCGATGGATCGACCGCGCGCTGTCCGACCTCTACCGGCAGAACATGGTGCGCGCGCTGGTGGTGCTGGAGGAATTCACCGGGCGGGGTAGCCAGGCGCAGCGGGCCGCAGCCGTCGCCAAGAAGCTCGGGGCCGCGTTCACGAAGTGGCAGTACCGAAAGGAGCTGGACAAGGGCATCGCGTTCATGGAGGCGCGGCGAGTATGAGGAATCTGACATTGGCACAGGCCGCTCGCGATGCGGTGTACCTGTGCGCAGCCTGCGGCGCCGACGGGATCGTTCGAATCAGCGTCACCCGAAACCCCGAAGGGAGCATCCGCCGCCGCCCCAACCTGGTTGCCGCCCAATGGGCTTGGGTTGGTAGCGAATCGCGAGCAAAGCTGCTCGTGCGCCGGCTTCGCCGCCAGTGGGCTGAACGCCACGTTGTCGGGGAGGGCTACCGCTTCGACTACGCCGTCGAGGGTGCTGAGTTCCGGGACGGGCTCAACCAAGCATTCCTCGACGTGGTGCGCGGTGCTGCCCGATGGGACAAGCTCGGGCCTGTCGCCATTCGGGTACTGCGGGCAACCGCTGCCTGACCCGCGCCAGCAGTAGAATGGCGCCCGCACCGCCAGGAGGGCGCCATGGCCGACGACCAGCAGCTCGAACATATGAGGCGCCTGACCGCGGCGAATGGATGGCGGGCAGTCGTCGCCCGCGCGTTGAAGGAAAGGGCGCCTCGGTTCGACAAGGCGGCGTTCGACACATATTGGGTCGAAGGTGGCCACCGGGTACGGGAGCAAGTCGGGGATGACCACCAGCTGGCTGCATTCCTACGGCTCAGCCTGTCGCGCTATAAGGCCGAGGCGGGCACGAAGCTGGAGCTGTACAGGGGAGAGAACGTCGACCGGCTGAGGCTGGGCCAACTGGGCTTCGCCTGGACGCCGGATAGAGAAACTGCGGAGATGTTCGCCAGCGGGTTGAATGCCTGCGGCAGCGGCGGGGTTCTCCTCCGCGCGCTGGTCGGCGCAGAAATCATCGCAGGTCCGTGTGCACACAGCCTGTACCTCGGCGAGCATCAGTACACCGTTGATCCCACGGCAGGGTTCCCGGTCGAGACGCTCGCCGAGTTCCCGCCGACCTTCTGATCGCAGGGCACAACTCCAAGCGATTTCCCTTGACCGTTGCCAACGAACTGGTACAGTTCTCGGCATGGTGGGGAGAGTCCCATCTACGCGGCTCGCCAATCGGCGGGCCGTTCGCGTATCTGGCTCCGCAACTCCGGGAATTGCCGGAGTTGAAGGACTGGTACGCCAGCGCAATCCGCGCCCATCCGTAAACAAACAGGGCGGCGCCCCGATGCCTGCAAGCACCGGAGCGCCGCCGCCGCACACGCGTTTCAGCCGCGTGCCATTGGCTCAAGCCCTGCCGCTCTCCGGAGAGCGAGTGAAGCTTGCTTAACTAATGTCGCATGAGCTGAGATTTGAAGACCAAGACACTGTTTCCCTGGCCGGGCGGCAAAACACGCCTGGCGAAGCATCTGCTGCCGCTGATCGACGAGCGGCCACACACCTGCTACGTCGAAGCCTTCGCCGGCAGCGCCGCCATGCTTTTCGAGCGTGCACCGGCCAAGATTGAAGTCCTGAATGACACGCACGGCGAGCTGGTACGGCTCTACCGCGTGGTGGCCAACCACCTAGACGAATTCGTTCGGCATTTCCGCTGGTCCCTGACCAGCCGGGAAATGTATCGGTGGGCCCAACTGCAGCACGTCGATACGCTGACTGATATCCAGCGTGCCGCGCGGTTCTACTACCTGCAGAAGCTGAGCTTCGGTGGGAAGGTGGACGGGCAGTCGCTGGGCGTTGGCCCGACGGCGGCGAAACGCATCAACCTGCTCCGGCTGGAACAGGATCTGAGTGATGCCCACCTCCGACTGCAGGGGGTGGTGATCGAGCAGCTGGCCTGGCAGCGGTGCATCGAGAAGTACGATCGACCCGAAACGTTGTTCCTGCTCGATCCTCCGTACTGGGAGACCACGGGCTATGGAAGCGAGTTCGGCATGGATCAGTACGAGCTGTTGGCTGAAACCATGAGCCAGCTCAAAGGCCGGGCAATCCTGACCATCAACGACCACCCCGCCATGCGCGCGCTGTTCGATCGCTTCAGTCGGGTCAGCGTGCCCATCCGCTACACCGTGGGTGGTGGCCAAGGCGTTGCTCGGAGCGAGCTGATCTACACAACCTAGCCGGGCATCGGGTCCGGCAGGGTATCCATGCCCCGCACGGCGCGGCGGGGCTGAACATCCGCAGGAACCGAGATGACGCAGATCACTCCCCAACAGGCTGGCGGCGTGAACGTCGTGGCCTTCCTCGACATGCTGGCCTGGTCCGAAGGTACGGACAACGGCCGGCAGCCGACCAACGACCGCGGCTATGACGTGCTGGTTGGTGGTGGCTTGTTCCGTGGCTACGCCGACCATCCACGCGTGGTGGTGGATCTGCCGCGGCTGAAGATCCAGTCCACTGCAGCCGGCCGCTACCAGCTGCTGCGCCGCTACTACGACGCCTACAAGAAGACGCTTGGCTTGAAGGACTTCTCGCCTTTGAGCCAGGACCTGATTGCGTTGCAGCAGATCCGGGAGCGCCGCGCGCTGCCGCTGATCCAGGCGGGCAGGATTCCCGAGGCCATCAAGGCGGTCAGCAACATCTGGGCGAGCCTGCCCGGAGCTGGCTACGGCCAGCACGAACAGAAGCTTGCCGACCTGTTGGCCGTGTACCGCAAGGCCGGCGGGACGGTGGCGCCGTGACTGAGCCCGTGAGCACTCTGAAAACCATTGTTGGGACGTTCACCGCGGCCGTTGTGGCGCCGGCGACGGCTGATGCGCTGCGGGAGGCCGAACGGGTGATCCTCGGCGTACCGCAGTCCGTGCTGCTGGTTGCCATGGCGGGAGCGCTGATCGGTGTCCTGCTGCTGCCAGAGAAGGACGCGGAGCGAGTGGCCGCTGACGCCAGCCGCCGGCGCGGCCACCGGCTCCTGCAGACGGCCGCGCGCTGGGCCGCCCTGGCCGTTGCGGTCGTGGCCTACGCGATCGTGGCCGCATGGGTCATCGCCGTTGCCGCATCCATCTGGCCGGCGCTTGCGGGCGCCCCGCAGCTGCCCCTGGCCGGGCTATCCGGCGTCCTGATCCGCCGGCTGTTGCCCGGCTACGTGCGCATGGTGGAGCGGGCCACCGGTGCCATCGGAGGCGATAAGCCATGAGCGTACTGATTCGTTTCTTTCGCGCGCTGTGGACGCTGGTCGTAGGCGCCGCTGCCGACGCGCTGCAGTGGCTGGGCAAGCCCGGCAGCAAGGTCAAGCTGGTGTGCGCGGTGCTGGCCTTCGGCTGCATGGTCTCCGGACTGACTGCCTGGGAGAAGGAGCAGAAGATCCGCGACCTGAGCGCCCAGGTCATCAAGGTCCGGGCCGACTGGCAGGCCGATGCCGCCCGACTGCAGGCCGACGTGGACAGCCGCGACCAGCGTCTGGCCGAGGTCGCCGCCGCACTGAGGGCGGAAGCTGAGAAGCTGCAAGCCCTCCGGGACGAGAGTGCTGAGGCACTGCGGGCCTTGGCGGGAAAGGTCGAAGCTTCCGAGAAGGAGGCTTCCACCTGGCGCGGTCGCTATGAGCAACGGCCCGACACCTGCAAGGCAGCACTGGAGCTGCTCGATTCCGCCTGCCCGGCACTGAAGGGGTACTGACATGCGCGTCCTCGTGGTTACTACCGCTGCGCTGCTGGCGGCATGCCAAGCCGCGCCTACCAAGCAGAACCCGCCACCGGCAGCCGTCATCACGGTCCCGGTGGCCACCTACGTGCCGATCGATGCCCAGCTGCGCAAGCGCTGCAAGTGGGTGAAGGAGGCGGCGCCGTCTGCCGTGTTCGAGGTGAGCAACGGCCGAAAACGTTGCCTGCTGCAGTACGAGGCGCAGCTCGACGGCATCGACCAAGTGCAGGGCAAGCCTGTGCCGGAGGAGGGACAGTGATCAAGCTGACAGACATTCATGGTCGCGCGCTGCTGCTGAGCCCGGGCCAGATCGCCATGATCCAGCAGGCAGGCCCGAGTCAGCGCTGGCACGGTGTGTCGGCGAACGTGCAGATGGCCGTGGACGGCAAGTGGATAGAGGTACGCGAGAGCGTTGCCGATATCGAGCAGCAGCTCGGGGCCCAGTGATGGCGCCCCGGGCCGGTGCAGGGCGCCGCATGCTGGCGCTGGGCCGGCTGAGGACCGGCGAGATGAACAAGACCGAGGCTGCGTATGCCGAGCGGCTGCGCGCGCAGCAATCTGCTGGTGAGATCCAGTGGCACCGGTTCGAGGGCCTGAAGCTGCGTCTGGCAGACAGCACGTTCTACACGCCGGACTTTGCCGTCATGGCCGCCGACGGTGTCATGGAGTGCCACGAGGTAAAGGGCCACTGGCAGGACGATGCCAGGGCCAAGATCAAGATCGCCGCGGCCATGTACCCATTCCGCTTCATCGCGGTGAAGGCCAAGCCCAAGCGGGATGGCGGCGGCTGGGCAGTGGAGGAGTTCTGATGGGGGAGGTCAGGTACAGAGTTGCGGTCCGCTGGCGCTGGTGGTTCCACGTCTGCTTGGCTTGCTGGCGGATCCTTCGACTGTTCGGCATTCAGCCAAGTGCGGAAGGCTTGGACTGGTACATACGCCGCAGCTTGGTGCTGAAGACAATGAGGGTTACTGATGGACGTTGCACAGATTCAAGCTCTCGCAGCTGAGCTGGCCACCGAGCGTGCTGCGCGCGCGGCTGCTGATGCTGCCTTGGCTACTCGCATTGACGGCGCCACCGACGCTCGTATCGATCGCTTGATTGGGGCCATCGAGACACAGGGCAATCAGATCGCTGAGCTGGCCATGCACGTGGGGCTGCTCGTGCAGGCGGTGGCGCAGCTGCTGGGCGAGGAGGCCGGTGCACCGGTGCAGGACGAAGGTGCCGAGCCTGCGCGCGTCGATTTGGACGGGAAGCCCTACTGATGCCCACCAGGCCACCGCAGCACCGTGCCGCCGGCTGGCGCCCCTACAAGGAGAACAGCGCCCAGGTCCGCAAGAGACAGGCACGCCGCGCGCTGCCCACCAACTGCTCGCTGTGGCGCCGGATCCGTGCGGTGGTGCTGGCTCGTGAGCCCCTGTGCAGATGCTGTGCTGAGCAGGGAAGGGTGCGGGCGGCCACTGAGGTCGACCACATCGACGGGGACGACGGCAACAACGCTGACAGCAACCTGCAGCCGCTGTGCCGGCCGTGCCATAGCGCCAAGACGGCACGGGAGAACGGCGGGTTCGGCAGGGACGCTCGGCAGCACAGTGGGGCCGACCGAACCGCGAGTTATCCACCGAAAGCTGAACGGAAAGGGAGGGGGGAGGGTCAAAGTTGAGGGCCTTCCTCGCCCGATACGCGCGCCCCCCTTTCTTCTCGCGTCCACAGAATTTGAATTTTGGATTTGGAGCTGACCGGCGATGGCCAGGCACAAGCAGCCCGCCGAGCTGGCAAAGCTCAAGGGGGCGGACAAGCGCAACCCGCAGCGTTACAGGGCTGAGGTGCCAAAGACGGGGAAGGCCCTGGGCAAGGTGCCCGGCCACCTGCCGGACGAGGTCGCGGTGGTCTGGAAGGAGCTGGAGAAGTGCGCCCTGCCTGGCGTCCTGACCAGCGCCGACCGTTTCATCATGGAGGTGGCGTCATCGCTGCTTTCCGAGTTCCGTGCCAACCGCGGCGAGTTCGTTGCGGCCAAGTACTCCCACCTGATCGGCTGCCTGGCGCGCCTGGGCCTGACCCCGGCTGACCGTCAGAAGCTGGGGACCGAAAAGACCCCGGAGGGCAACCCATTCGACGAGTTCTGATCCATGACGCCGAGCGAATCAGCCAAGGCATACGCCAAGGGCGTCACGTCAGGAAAGATCCCGGCTGGCGAGTTCATCCGTCTGGCGTGCCAGCGGTTCCTGGATGACCTGAAGCGCAAGGGGGCCGACTGGCCCTACAAGTACGACGCCGAGAAGGCGGACCGCGCGGTGCGGTTCATGGAGAAGATGCCGCACACGAAAGGAAAGTGGGCGGCGCAGAAGCGCCTGCTGGTGCTGGAGCCATGGCAGCACTTCATCGAGTGCAACCTGTTCGGCTGGGTCCACAAGAAGACCGGGCACCGGCGCTTCCGCCGCGCATACGAGGAGATCCCGCGCAAGAACGGCAAGTCCTTGCGACTGGCTGCCCGTGGCCTGTACCTGTTCTGCGCTGACGGCGAGGCGGGCGCGGAGGTCTACTCGGGCGCAACCAGCGAGAAACAGGCATACGAGGTGTTCCGCCCGGCCTGGCAGATGGTCCAGAAACTGCCGGCCCTGCGCGCCCGCTTCGGTATCGAACAGGCGGGCAACCCGAAGAACCCGGGGCCGCTGTTCGTCATGGAGGACATGTCCAAGTTCGAGACGATGATCGGCAAGCCCGGCGATGGCTCGAGCCCGCACGCGGCGCTGGTGGACGAGTACCACGAACATGACGATGACCACATGGTCGACGCCATGGAAACCGGCATGGGCGCGCGTGAGCAGCCCCTGCTGTCGATCATCACCACGGCAGGCACCAACCTCTCCGGCCCATGCTTCGAGATGCGAGGCGATGCCATCCGCATCCTGCGCGGCGAGGTGACCGATGAGACGGTGTTCGCGGCGATTTACTGCATAGACGAGGGCGACCGCTGGGACGATCCGGCGAGCCTTCGCAAGGCCAACCCGAACTACGGCGTTTCCGTGTTCGAGCAGTTCCTGCTCGACCAGCTCGCCAAGGCAAAGCGGTCGGCCAGTAAGCAAAGCGCGTTCCGTACCAAGCACCTGAATGATTGGGTCGGCGCCAAGCTGGCATGGATGAACATGCTGGCCTGGCAGCGGCAGAAACGACGGTTTGAGGTGTCCGACTTTGCGGGCTGTCCGTGCTGGGTCGGCGTCGATCTGGCATCCAAGCTGGATGTGGCGGCCGTGGTGCTGCTGTTCGAGAAGGGTGATAGCTACTACGTCATTCCCCGGTTCTACGTGCCGGAGTCGGCCGTGGAGGAAAACGAGAAGTACCAGCAGTTCCTGCTGGACGAGCTGATCGTATCCACGCCCGGGAACATGACGGACTACGCGTTCATCGAAGAAGAGCTGAAAGAGCTTGCGGCACAAGGCATCGACGTGCAGGACATTGCCTTTGACCCGGCGCAAGCGGCGTACCTGATGACGCGCCTTGAACAGGAAGGACTGCCGACCGTGGAAATGGCGCAGTCAGTGCGCAACCTATCCGAGCCCATGAAGGAAGTGGAAGCCCTGATTCTGTCGCGGCGCCTGTGGCACGACGGCAACGCGGCCATGACCTGGATGATGGGCAACGTAGTGGCGCGCGTGGATGCCAAGGAACACGTCTATCCCCGCAAGGAAAAGATGGAAAGCAAGATCGACGGCGCGGTGGCGCTAATCATGTCCATGGGCCGCGCCATGCAGGCGCGGGACACCGGCACAACCCAACAAGGCTTCGTGGTGATCGACTGATGTTCGGACTATTCGAGAAGAACCGGCGGGCCGACGCCCGCGACCGTATCGAGCCGACGATCAGCAACCTGGTCGACGGCGAGGTGATCCAGTCCTCCGGCATGGGCATGTTCGAGGTGTTCGGGAACCCAACGACGGCCTCCGGAGCCGTGGTGAGCCCGGAATCAGCGATGCGAGTCTCGGCGGTGTTTGCCGCCGTCTCGCTGCTTGCTGGTGCGATCTCCCAGCTGCCGCTACCCGTCTTCGAGCGGGTGGATGGGCACCGCACGCGGGCCGAGCACGATTACTGGTGGCTGCTGAACGAGCAGTTTTCCTCCGGTTGGTCGAGCGCCACCGGCTGGGAGTTCATCGTCGGCCAGATGCTGCTGCGCGGTGATGGCGTGGTGTACATGACGCGCAACCGCGCCGGAGTGGCGACCGGGCTGATTCCCTGGCCCCGCGACAGGGTGATGATCCTCAAGCAGGAGAAGACCAGCCCGCGCGAACCGACGCGGCTGCAGTACACGTTCCACGACGTGGACGGGTACTTCACCGTTGACCAGGACGACGTGCTCCATTTCCCCGGCTTCGGTTTCAACGGCGTGCACGGGATGTCGGTGATCCAGTGGGGCGCGCGGAACGGCATCGGCATCGCCATCCAAGGTGACGAGCACGCCGGCAAGTTCTTCAGCGAGGGCGGCAAGCCCGAAGTGGCCATCCGAACGCCCAACAAGATGACCAAGGAGCAGCAGGACGATTTCCGCGATGCCTGGGTCAAGAAGTACGGCGGGGTGCAGGGCAACCGTCGCATTCCGCTGGTTCTGACCGAAGGGCTGGAGGTGCACGAGCTGACCATGTCGGCGGTCGACCAGCAGCTGCTGGAGTCCCGGCAGTGGCAGGTGATCGATGTGGCCCGCGCGTTCGGCGTCCCGCCGCACATGATCGGCGAGACCAGCAAGGCCACCAGCTGGGGAACCGGCATCGAGAGCATGGGCATCGGCTTCGTGAAGTACACGCTGGGCCCGCACCTGAAGCGGATCAAGGACGAGTTGAACCGCAAGCTGTTCCGCACGCCGCGCTACTTCGTTGAGCACAACGTGGACATGTTCATGGCCGGCGACTCCAAGACACAAGCCGAGTACTTCAGCAAGGCATTGGGTGGCCCTGGCACGCAAGGCTGGATGGTCGTCAACGAGGTCCGCCGCCTTAAGAACCTGCCTCCCATCGAGGGCGGCGACAAGCTCTACCAACCGAAAGAACCCGCGCCACCGGCCAAGCCGGGCGGAGATGACCCTGAAAGGAACCCTGACGATGCCGATTCCTAAGCTGCTGCAGCTGGCCAAAAACAACGCCAGCCAGTCCAAGCCCCTCCGGGCGGAGACCGAAGGCAGGGAGGCCACGATCTACCTGCACGGCGTGATCGGCGGGTGGTGGGGCGATATTGACGAAACGATGTTTGCGCAAGCCATGGCCGGCATCGACGCAGACGTGATCCATCTGCGCATCGACTCGCCCGGTGGTGACGTGTTCGCTGCACGATCGATGATGACAGCCATTGCCCAGCACAAGGCTACCGTCATCGCCCACATTGACGGCTTGGCCGCCTCCGCCGCCACTGGCATCTGCATGGCCTGCGACGAGGTGGAAATCAGTCAGGGCGCCGGCTTCATGATCCACAACGCCTGGACGGTCGCCGTCGGTAACAAGGCCGATATGACCAAGACCGGTGAGCTGCTGGCGAAGATCGATACCGGCCTGGCAGGCGACTATACCCGCCGCACCGGCAAGGAGCAGGCGCAGATCGTCCAGTGGATGGACGAAGAGACCTGGTTCACGGCCGATGAAACCAAGGAACACGGTTTCGCTGACCGCGTGGTGGAGGTCGTCGGCAAAAAGAAGGCGTCCAACACTTGGAACTTGAATGCTTACGAAAACGCGCCGGCAGCGCTTAGCGTGCCGGCTGAAGATCCTGACGAGAACAGTGCAATCGTCGCCCACTTGGCGAACCTAGAGCGCCACCTGGCGCTCTTGGAACGCCCGCCTGCGCCAGCGGCTCCCGCTCGCAGTTAACCCGACCGCCGAAAGGCGGTTTTTTTTCGACAAAAGGAAACAGCCCATGCCCTTCAACATTCAGGCCGAGCGGGAGCGCCGCACCGCGCTGGCAAAAGAAACCCGCAATCTGCTGGATACCAGCACCGGTGACGGCAACAAGTGGACGCCGGAGAACCAGGCCAAGTACGACAACAACATCGCCGAGATCGAGCGCATCGATGCGGCAATCGAGCGTCACCAGAAGGTCATGGACCTGACGGCCGACGAGGCACTGCGCGAGCAGGGCGTGCGTGAGCACGACACCGCCAACCGCGGCGGCGGCCGGGAGCTGTCCAACGAGATGCGCCTGTTCGACCGCTGGGCGCGCGGCGGCGACGGCGCGCTGAGCGCGGAGGACTGGAAGCAGGTCAACGCGGCCATGTCGGGCAACCCCGCCGTCAATCCGGAACAGGGTGGCTACACGGTTCCGACCACGCTGGCCCAACAGATCCTGGACGCCCTGAAGGCGTTCGGCGGCATGCGCCAGGTGGCCGATGTGTTCAGCACGGCCGGCGGCGAGCCGATGCAGTACCCGACCAGCGATGGCACCTCCGAAGAGGGCGAGCTGGTCGCCGAGAACCAGTCGGCGACCGATCAGGACGTGGCCTTCGGCACCAAGGGCCTGCAGGTCTACAAGTTCAGCTCCAAGGTAGTCACCGTGCCGTGGGAGCTGCTGCAGGACAGCACCGCCGATATCGCCGGATTCATCGAGAAGCGTCTGCAGACCCGCCTGGGCCGTGTCACCAATCGCAACTACACCGTCGGCACCGGCGTGGGTCAGCCGATGGGCGCTTTCACCGCAGCGGCCGTGGGCAAGATCGGTGCGGTTTCGGCGCTGCCGATCATCACCTACGACGACCTGGTCGATCTGGAGCACAGCGTCGATCCGGCGTATCGCCAGCTGGCCAAGTGGATGTTCCACGACGACATGCTGAAGCTGATTCGCAAGGTGAAGGACGACCAGGGCCGGCCGATCTTCGTGCCGGGCTACGAGCAGGGCAATCCGGGCGGTGCGCCGGATCGTCTGCTGAATCGCGATATCCAGATCAACCAGCACGCCCCGGCCCCGGCCGCAGGCGCCACTTCGATCGCGTTCGGCGACTTCAGCTACTACAAGATCCGCGACGTGATGGCCGTGACCCTGTTCCGCTTCAACGACTCGGCCTATGTGAAGAAGGGCCAGGTGGGCTTCATGGCCTGGATGCGCTCTGGCGGCAACCTGGTCGACGTGGGCGGCGCGGTGAAGACCTTCAAGCACGGCGCTGCGGCTTAACCGCCTCGGCCCACGAACGGAGGGACGCCCCAGCGCGGGCGTCCCTCGGAGACGATCATGGCAAAGCAGAAGAACACCTCCGCGCAGGCGGCCAGCGGTCCGGCCGACGCGCAGGAAGCGCCAGCTGCGGTAGTGGACGCAGCAGCTGGGCAGGGCGAGCAGCCGGACGCCGCAAGCCCCGACGCTGGCGCGGCAGATGCCGTCAGTGAGGCGGAGACGGACGAGGACGGAGACAGCCAGAGGCCCGAAACCGTGGAGGCGGACAACGACCTGCCGCCATCGGATGAAGTACCGGCTCCGCCGGAGGGCGAAACCGTGCCGGCGCTGGTGCTCAGTAACAACCACCTCGGGAAGGTTGGCCAGGTGATCCAGGTCGACGCGGCACACGTTGAGGCGCTGCGCCTTGGCGGGCTGATCGACCCCCACCCCAATGCCATCAAGTCGGCCACGCCGGAGGAATGACCCATGCTGCGCACGTTGACCCCGGCGGCAGAGGAACCCGTGTCGCTGAGCGAAGCGAAGGCGCACCTGGTAGTTATCCACGATGCGGACGACGCGCTGATCGGCGCCTTCATCACCGCCGCGCGTGAGTCGGTGGAGCGCACCACGGGCTATGCGTTGGCAGCAGCGACCTATGAGTGGACCCCGGTCGGCGAGGGCCGCTCTCCGCTGCCGATCGAGCCTGCCACGCTCGACAGTGAACCAGGCGCCTATCCAGTGAAGTTCACGACGACACCTGGCCCGCTTCCGGGGCCGCTGCGCGCGGCCGTACTGCTGTTGCTGGGTGACCTGTACGCCAACCGCGAGGCAGTGGTAGCTGGCTCGCAGTTGGCCCAGAACCCGACCCTGGACCGGCTGATGTTCCCCTACCGGCGGGTACTGCCATGAGGCGGGCCGGCAAATACCGGCATCGGATCGAGCTGCAGGACTACGGCCCGGTGCGTGATCCGCTCGGCGGGGACGTTAAGCAATGGCGTAGATGGCGGGCTGACGTGCCGGCCGAGGTGGTTCCGCTCTCGGGTCGGGAGTTCACCGCGGCCGCAGCCGAGCATGGAGAGGTGACTGCACGCATCGAGATCCCATACCTGCCCGGGGTAGTGCCGGTCATGCGCGTGGTGTTCGACGGGCAGGTGTACGCGATTCGTGCGGTGCTGCCGGATGCGACAGCACGCGGGCATATCACGCTGATGGTAGATGCCGGGGTGTCCGATGGCTGAGCAAGTAAAGATCGACGGCCTGGACGGCCTCCTGCGTTCACTGCGGGAGGCACCCAAGGCGATTCAAGGGCGAGCCGTGCAAGCCGGTATGCGCAAGGGTGGCAACGTCATCCGCGACGACGCCCGGCGCCGGGCTCCGAGAGCATCGGGGTTCATGGCCTCGCAGATCGTCACCCGTCGGGCCAACACCAAAAGCCGGCAGCGCGCAGGTGTAGGCCAAGGCGGCGAGTACTTCACGGTTGGGGTTAAGACCGGTCGCCGCCGCAAGTACGCCAACACCAAGCGCAACCGGCGCCGTGGCCGCGTCGGGAACGTCTATGAGGAGGCGGGCTGGGCCTATTACTGGCGTTTCAAGGAATTCGGCACCAGGAAGATGAGAGCCGAGCCGTTCCTCACGCCGGCAGGCGAGGCCAAGGGGCCGGAGGCGGCGCAGGTGATCATCAATGAAACCTGGGCGGCGCTGGACAAGCAGCTGAAGAAGGATGGCTGGCGATGATGGTTCCCCTGATCCAGTCCCTGCTGCAGGGTGATGCAGCGGTTCGGCACATGCTGGGCGACCCGATCCGATTGTGGCCGGGAACCGCGCCACAGGATGCAGCACTCCCCTACGCGACTTGGGAGGTGGTCGGCGGCTCGCCCACTGCGATGCTGTCCGAGGCGCCGCCGGCCGACGGCTGGCGAGTCCGATTGACCGTGTGGGGCAAAGCCCTGACGCAGGCCAACGGCGCGGCCGTCGCCATCCGCGACGCGATCGAGCGCGTGGGCAGCATCGAGTCCTACAACCCGACGCCTGACAGCGACGGCACGGACGCCTTTGGCATCTCATTCGACGCCAGGCTCCTGCAACTGCGCTGAACCACACAACGGCAAACCACTGGCCCCGTAAGGGGCCTTTTTCATGCCCGGCGACGGGCGCAACACAAAGGAAACCCCTATGGGACAGGTAATCAAGTCGAAGCACTCCCAGCTGTTCGTCGCCATCGGCGCGGCCGAGGTCATCAAGGTGACCCGCCTGCGTTCGGTCGGCTTCCCCGATGGCCAGGCATCGGAGATCGATATCTCCGACTACGACGACGACTGGGACCAGTTCGTCGCTGGTCGCAAGCAGACCGGCAGCACCAGCATTGAGATCATCTACGACAGCGTCGACCACGAGAAGCTGGAAGAACTGCACGAGACCGGCGCCGTCGTGAACTGGCTGGTGACCGCGCCGAAGTCGGAAACCGAAGGAGCGGCGAAGCCGGCCGCAATCGCCGGGAAGATCACCCCGCCCACTGACGTGCTGTCCAAGCAGTTCGACGGCTTCGTGCAGAACTTCGCGGTGACCAGCCAGGACAACGACGTCTGGAAGGCGACGATCACCATCCGCGGCTCCGGCGCCGTCACCACGCACCGCCCGACGCCGTAAGGCTGCGGCAACGGCGTACACCCAGGCCCGCTTCGGCGGGCCATCTCTCTGACGGGGCGCGCGGATCCTCCGCGTGTTAGCCGTGCGCGGCCCGCGCGCCCTGTCGCCATTCGAGGAAACGGCCAATGAGCAAGACCAACGACACCCCCCAAACCCAGCCGCAGCAGCCCCTGAGCGTCCTGCAGTCGTTCACCAACCTGGGCATGTTCGCGTCCAAGGACGTTCGTGCCGACACGATCACCTTGCCCAACGGTGCCAAGGCGCAGTTCCATGTTCGCGAGCTGCCGGATGCGGAGTTCCGCAAGCTGTGGGGCGAAGGTGACCGCGCCAAGCTGATCGCAGCGACCATCTGCGACGAGGACGGCAAGCCCGTCATGAACGTGGAGCAGGCCTCGCAGCTGAAGCCGCTGGTTGCCGCTGAGCTGCAGCGTGTGGCCATGAAGCATTCCGGCTTCGGCGAGGATGCTGCCCAGGCACAGGCCGACGCGGGAAACGGCTAAGGCAGCGCGGCGAGGACTGGTTCTGGAAGGTCCTCGCCGGTCACCTGCACCGGACGGTGTCGGACCTGCGGGCCACCATGTCGCGCCGCGAGTTCCTGGAATGGTGGGAGTTCCACAAGCGGAACCCCATCGACCCTGTGAGCCTGTACATCAAGCCCGCTGCCTTCGCCGCGTACATAACCGCCTCGCACAGCCAGGGCGGGACAAAGCGCTCCTTTCAGCACTACCTCGACGCTCTCGTGCCACGGTCCGATGAGGACGAGGCACAGGACTGGTTCGATGGACTGGGATGACCATGACCGACACTTTCGGGCGGTTCGCCGCCACGCCCATTGGCCCGTTACTCGCTGCGCGAGATGGCGGGCTCACCCTGGCCACCACCGGCGCCACCACGCTGGCCAGCCACTCGCGCTCCGACTTCGGCCTTGATTCCGGCACGGTGGGCGTGGAGTTTGCCGTGTGGGGCGATGACGCCGTTGCAGCCCTCGTAGGCTTCGCCACCGGCCCCGCAGCGCTGAACAAGGCGCTGGGTGCGGACCTCGCCAGCATCGGCTGGGATCTCGCGGCCGGGCGCCTGCTGCAGGCGGGCGGTGCGATCGCCACTGGCCTGCCGACAGCGACCCACGGCGACATTGTCGGGCTGCAGGTGGTGTTCTCGACCCCTCGCCAGCTGCGGCTATACCTCAACGGCGCGCAGATCCTGGTGCGCGAGCTGCAGCTGTCCGGGCCGCTGTTCTTCGCCGCGTCGCTTGCCGCCACCAAGGCCGGTGGGCTGTGCCTTGCGGTCAACGCAGGGCAGTGGGGGCCGCGAAGCGACGCGGCTGCAGCCGGTTGGCGGCTCCCCAGCTCAACCGCTAGCTCCACGCGCTTGGCCGACGTGGACTGGCTGTCTGCGCCCGGCGATAGCCCGGCGAACGTTCGCTACGAGGGATTGGTGGCCGAGGGCGTCAACCTGATCCAGGAGCTGGCGTTTTGGCCGTGGGGCGGTGACCCGGTGTCCCAGGCCGCGGCCGCCGAGTGCGTCGTGGTCGATGCGGAAGGTTTGCTGGACGAGATGGCGGGCACTGGTGCCTCTGGCAGCTCGGTGCAGATCCTGCTGGCGCCCGAAAACGGGATGCGGGCCGACGCGGTCCCGGCCTTCCGTTGCGCGATCGAGCAGATCGAGATCAACGACGACGGCACCAAGACCCTGCACCTGCGCGACGCACACGATTACCTGGACGAGACGATCAACCGCGGAGTGTTCCTGCCGAACGTCCCGTCGCTGGCCTGGAAGCCGCAGCCGGTAGTAATCGGGGCAGTGGCCAGCATCCCGGCGATGGGCGCTAACTCGGATGCGACCTCAATGTTCGTGGCCGACAGTCGGGTCTACATCGATGCGGTGATGGACCGCGGCGACCTGATGGAGGCAGGAACCTACAGCCAAGCGCCAGATGGGCAGCAGCTGCTGATGAAGTCGCCGCCAGTAACGCCGGTGGTGGTGGACGCCTCTAGCATCGGCGCGGACATGCTGCCGGCGCGATTGGAGCAGGCGGTGGGTGACGTGATGGCCCGATTGGGGAAAGCGGCGTGGTCAGCCAGCGATTGTGCGGATATCGACCACGCCACGGGTTACATGGGCCTCGGCTACTACGCAGGAACAGCCATCACCGGCCGCGCTGCGCTGAATGCGCTCCTACCCAGCTACGGCGCCGGCTGCTACCAGGATCCATCCGGGGTGCTGCGCTTCGCCCGCGTGACCGCGCCCGAGACCTATGCCGGCGCGTTCGCCTTCGACCTGTCGGAGGATGATCTGGCGGCTGATCTGATCATGGTGCCCGATGATGCTCCGAACCTGACTCGACGCATGGCCTACCGACCCAACGGCCAAGCGCTGGGCGCGTCAGACCTGGTCACCGACGTTGTCGACGTGCCGCAGTCCAGGCGCGACGAACTGACCGGCCTTTACCGGGGGCAGGTGTATGGCGCTGGTCCGCTGCACGCCCACTACCAGCGGGCAGAGGCGGCTGACCCGGTGATCTCGTTGTTCTGGCATGCGGCCGACGCGCAACAGGAGATTGATCGCGTCCTGGGCCTGTACCGAGTGCAGCGCCACTTCTACCAGCTGGCGGTGCGTGGCGATCAGGACTTGGCGCCCCTGCCGGGACAGATCGGCCGGATCACCTACGGACGTTACGGCCTCGACGACGGCAAGCCGGTGCTGGTGCGCCGTGTAGAGCGCAACCCTGCCACGGGGGACGTGGTGCTGACGGTGTGGGGATGATGACGTGTTGATTGGATATGGCATGCCGGCAGTCGCGACGGCGACCCTCACCGGTGGCACGTGGTTGAGTGCGGACCAGGGCTCGGCGCTCTTTGACGGAAAGCCTGGCAGGGCGTCGCGGATCCGCCGCACCAGTTCGCTGGCGATCACGATCACCCTCGCCGAAGCTGTTGCGCCGGGGATCATCGCGATTCTCGGCCTTAACGTTCCGCCAGGCGTCCAGGTGAGCGCCGCCGGCGCGAGTGCCACCACCGTGCGACTGCCAGACGGCAGTGTCTGCGCCTGGCTGTTCCCGCAGGCCAGCGCCTTGGTATCGACGGTGTCCGTCGAGATCGACACAACTGCCACGAACGTCGACGTGGGCGAGATCGCGATCTTTCAGGCAGTCGAGGTGGGTATCAGCGACGGTTGGGCGGTGGCCACAACCGACACCAGCGTGCACACCCGCACCAAGGGCGGCCAGGTCAACACGGTTCCTGGGCCTCTGTACCGCCGGCTAACCTGCACCTTGTCCGGCCGGGCGACAGCTGCCGTGCGCGGCGGTGGGCTGGGCGGGATCGATTGGGAGACGGTGGCGGCTGCGATCGCGGGACGCCGGCGCTCTTGCGTTGTGCCGCAGTACCGGGACATGGTCAGCAAGGCGTTCGACCCGTTACTGGCGGCGCGGTCGGCGCTCTACGGCTACCCGACACTGCTGCCATCGGCGGAGAACATCAGCCGGCAGTACTTCACGGGGTACATGGAATTTGAGGAAATCCCGACGTAGCTGGCATGATCCCCGCAGATATCGGGAGGTTCTATGAAGCATCTAATCAGGTTGGCGCCGGTGCTGCTGCTCTCGCTGGCAGCTGGCTGTTCGACGGCACAGGACGATGGAGCCAAGCGCGGGTTGCTGAACTGCATGAGTGCGATTCAAGCGGCGTCAGCGGACCCCAGTCGCACCAAGGTGCCGTACGTAAAGGACATGGGATCCGCCAACGAACACTATTTCGCCTGGCCCGCCGGGGCCGGGCTGGTCCTTTCCGAAACAGGCGGTTCCACGAAGCCTGCATCCGCGTCGTGTGTCACGAATGCTGAGGGAACCGTGACGCAGATGACCATCAACGGGTCGGAAATCCCGATTCCGTAGAACATCTTTCGATCAGCCCCAAGCCCGCCATGTGCGGGCTTTTTTTTTGGAAGCGCGATGAGCCTCTACACCCTTACCGTCGACCTGCTGCTGAAGTCGGGATCGTTCGAGCGCGACAGCGGGAAGGCCGCGCGCGTCGTGCAGCGCGACATGGCTACGATCCAATCGTCTATGTCAGACGCCGCACGCCGCGGCGCCGATGAGGTCGCGGCCGGATTTCGTCGGGTAGCGACTGAGGCGGTGGGTCTTACATCAGCCTTGGTGGCCGTAAAAGCCGCAATTGGCAAGGCCGACGAATGGACGAACCTCAACAACAGGCTGCGACTGGTCACGCAGGGCCAGGCGCAGTTCGCTGCCGCGCAGGCAGACGTCATCCGGATTGCCGGCGCAGCGCGACAGCCTCTGGGTGCGACTGCGGAGCTGTACCAGCGAATCGCGATGAACCAGGAGGCCCTCGGTCTGTCTGGGAAAGACTTGGCACGCGTTGTCGAGACCATCAGCAAAACGATGGTGATCAGCGGCACGTCCGCGGCGGGTGCCGATGCCGCCCTCGTGCAGCTGGGTCAGGCGTTTGCCTCTGGCACCCTTCGAGGTGAAGAGCTGAACTCGGTACTCGAGCAGGCGCCAGCCCTGGCCCAGGCCATCGCCAAGGGCCTGAACGTACCGATCGGGAAACTGCGTGAACTGGGCGCTGCGGGCAAGTTGTCGTCACAGCAGGTGATCAACGCGTTGCAGAGCCAGGCTGGCGCTGTGGACGAGGCGTTCGGCAAGATGGATTCCACCGTTGGGCAGGCAATGACGCTGTTCAACAACAACCTGCAGGTCATGATTGGCCGTGCCGACGAGGCAACCGGCGCATCCAAGGCGCTTGCAGCCGGCATCGGTGCCCTCGGCAGCAATCTGGAGATGGTAGCTGTCGCCGGAGCCGCAGTCGCATCTGGACCGCTGCTGAAAGCCCTACTGGCGCGGGTCGCTGCGGCCAACGCTGGTATGGCGGCAGATCGGGCCGCAGCGGCTCAGAACTTGGCCGCTGCGCAGCAGCTCGAGCTGCGGACCCGTGCCGCAATGCTCGATGCGGAGGCGGAGGTGCGCCGCACGGCTGCGATCGGCGGTAGCGTGTCCGTGAGCAGCAAAGCCGCTGCAGCGACCCTTGAGCATCGACAGGCCACGCTGCTGCTGGCTCAGGCGCAAACGCAGGCTGCAGCGGCCAACGCCGGCTGGCTTGCGCGTGCTGGGTCAGCGACGCTTGCCATGCTGGGAGGTCCGGCGGGCATTGTGACCATGTTGGCCACTGCCGCCGCGGGCTGGTTGATCTTCCGCGACAACACGAAGATTGCGTCGGCTGCGCTGATCGATTTTGGTGGTGCGGCTGACACTGCCATCGAGAAGTTCAAGACCCTCAACGCCCAGATGCAGGCCGGCGAGATCCTTCGACTGCAAAAGGAGATCGACGAGAACTACCGGACCATCACCAGCTCGATTACGGAGATGGTCGCTGCGGCGACGAACTTTGCCACCGCGAGCCAGGCTTCAGAGTTCATCCAGGAGACTCAGCGGCTGGATGCCGCCTTTAAGGCCGGCAAGATTGGCGCCGATGAGTTTTCCAATGGTCTGGAGGCGGCATGGCGAGCAATGATCGCTGGCTCGCCAGCTGCTGCCACCGTGGCCAAGAGCCTCACGGAAGAGACCTCTGCCGCGGCGACTGCTGGCAGGGAGGTCGATCGTAAGCGTGCGATCCTCGACGCCTTCACGGGCAGCAGTACTCAGGCGAAGAGCGCAACTGACGCCCTGTCGGGTTCGTTCAACGTCCTGGGAGACTCGGCAGGCGCGGCTGGCAAGCGCATCGCGTCGGCAATGCAGTCGCTGCCGGGTCAGCTCGCCCGCGTGGGCAAAAGTGCAGCCGAAGTTGCAAAGCTGGACGTGAATGACTGGTTCAAGGAGGCCCAAGCCAGCGGCGTCGACTTCTCCAAGCGCGATGACCCCAAGGTCAAGCAGTACATCGAGCAGGGCGTACAGTACATCCGGCTGCAGACGGAGCTGGCCGCTGCGCAGAAGAACTTCACGGAGTCGCGCAAGGCGTCGGCAGCCGCTGAGCGCGCAGGCGCCAAGGATCGCAAGGCAGACGCGGAAGCGATCAAGCGCTACAACGAGCAGGCCGCAATGGCCGCGGCAACGATGGCCGGGCCACTGGCCGAGGCCACCGAGCGACAGAAGCAGCTCGAGGACAAGCTGAAGGAGGCGCTGAAGGAAGGGCGCATCGAGCGGGCCGCGTACAACACGCTGATCCTGGAGTCGCAGAAGGCGTTGGAGCAGTCCAGCGCGGAGATCAAGAAGGCCCTGGCCAGCCCCGAGGCCCTCCTTGCGACGATGGATGCCGAGGTCGCCATGCTGGGCAAGGTCGGCCGTGCGCGCGAGCTGTCGCGGCGCGAGATGATGAACGAGCGGGACATGCGGCAGGAGCTGCAGAAGGCGGTGGAGGCCGCTGGCGGCAAGGAGGCGCTGGCGCTGTCCAAGGGGGCGGCGAGCTACGAGCAGTACGAGCAGTCCATGCTCGGCGCCGCCCGGGCATCGGCCGATCTGTCGCTGCGCGCGGAGGAGGTTGCTGCCAATGTTGAGGCGTGGGCCGGCGTGGTCATCAATGGCGTAGGCGATGCCGCTGACGCCATGGCCGACTTCGTTGCCGGCGGCATGCGGGACTTCGACAACCTGTGGGACGACCTGAAGGATGCCGCCAAGCGCGGGCTGCGTGACCTGGCCCGCGAGTTCCTTCAGCAGAAGATCGTGATCCCGATCCAGACGCAGATCCTCAACGGGATGAACGGCCAGGGCGGTGGCCTGAGCCTTCAGAGCATCATGGGGCTGTTCGGTGGCAACGGCGCCGCCGGCGGCGGTCAGAACCTGGGGACCATTGCCGGGCTGCTGTCCAAGGGCCAGGGGCTGTTCAGTGCGGGCGCAGGCGCGGCGAGCAGCGGCGCCAGCGCCGGCAGTCTGTTGGGGTTCGGCAACAACATTGCCGCCCTCACCGGTGGCAGCGCCGCCGCAGCAGGCGGTTCTTCCGCTGCCGCCGGCGCTGGTGCAGCTGGTGCGTCCGCGGCTGCGGCGGTGCCAATCATCGGCTGGATCGTGGCCGGCATGATGAAGAACGCCGAGCTGTTCGATCAGGGTTGGGACATTGCCAACGGCGAGAGTTGGGCCGGCAAGATTGCAACGGCCGGCGCGGTGGGCCTCGCCGACAAGACGTTCCGCGGTCTGGGTTTCAACGACAAGGTCGCATCGATCCTGTCCGGGTCGAGCATCCACGCCAAGCTGTTCGGTCGCGGCGCGCCGAAGATCACCGGCCAGGGCCTGACCGGCTCGTATGGGTTCGGTGGCTTCGACGGCCAGACCTACGCCGATATCAAGCAGAAGGGCGGCTTCTTCCGGTCCGACAAGAAGTGGACGCAGTACGGCGCGGTGGATCCCGGGATCGATCGCACGTTCGACATGGCCGCGCGTCAGGTTCGCGGTGCGGCAACCGACCTTGCCAAGCAGTTGGGCGTCGACCTGACCCAGCAGCTGGGTGGCGTGCGGGTGAGCCTGGGCAAGCTGCAGCTGTCGGCGGACTCCGCCGAGGCCAAGTCGCAGCTGGAGGCTTACCTCGGTGACATGACCAACCGGCTGTTCACCGAGGCGGTGAAGGCTGCCGGCTTCGGAGGCCAGCTGGACGGCTACTTCGAGGCGTCGGACGTGTTCAACGCGCTGAGTGCGTCGATTGCACTGGCGGTGGGCAATGCCGATGAGCTGGGCCGCGCCCTCAACGGCCTGGAGGTGGACAAGGTCAACAAGGCGGTGGACTACTTCCAGGACCTGGCCAGCGTCGCCGGCACAGACCTGGCCACCCAGGTCGAGAAGGTGACCGGGCTGCTCGGCAACTACGCCAGCCTCATGGCCGACGTGAGCACCCAGCTGATGACGGCCAACCTGACGCAGTACCAGTCGCAGGCGCTGTCGATCGAGCGCACGTATCGCCAGCAGGTGAAGTCGGCCAACGACTACGCCAAGGCGCTCGGATTGTCGGGTGCTCGGGCGGAGGACCTGGCCAAGATCGAGGCGCTTCGTGCCACCAACATGGGCAAGCTGCAGGCGCAGATCGACAAGGACAAGAAGGCCATGCAGTACGGCCTTTCGATCAGCGATCTTTCGCCGCTGACGGACCAGGAGAAGCTGGGCGAGGCGATGAAGGAGCTGGAGCGGGCGGTGTCCGGTGGCGACACCAGCGCCGCGCAGGCGGCCGCTCAGGCCGCACTGGGCTTCGGTCGGAACCTCTACGCCAGCGGGCAGGACTACAACAGCCTGTATGACCGGGTCACCGGGCTCATCGATGGCATGAAGGTCGGAGATCTCAATCAGCCGGACGGAACCAGCATGGGTGCGCTGGCCGACGCAATCGAGGCGTTGCCGGACAACTTCAGCCGGGCCGTCTTCGACCTGGTCGTGAACAACGACGCTCAGACGCAAACCACCGCCGCCATACAGCAGAGCAACGCTCTGCTCGCCGAACAGAACCAGCTGCTCCGCCAGCTCGTGTCTACCACTACCCAGGGCGTACGCAACGCCAGCAGTTCAGCGCTGCGCGAAGCACTCAACGCGAGGTAATCAGCAATGCAAGCAAGGAAACTCACGCTGGTGGAAATCGGCGTGGGCGGGCTGCCGTCCGCGTCACCGGTGGCACCGCGCTTTTCCACGTGGTTCCCGGTGCCCTTCAAGGCGCCGGACGTGCCGCCGGCGAATGGGGTCAATCCCACGCCGGTGGCCGACGGCGTTGTCCTCGAATGGGATGCCGTCGATCTGGAGGGCGTGATCTACGTCATCTCGCGCAGCGAGAGCCAGGACGGCCCTTGGACGGAGATTCACCGCACCACCGAGACGCGCTACGTCTATAGCGACGGCAGCGGCAAGACGTGGTGGTTCCAGATCACCCCGACCGTTCGCGGCAAGGCAGGCACCGGAACCGTGGTGGGCGTTGTTCCGCCCACCACTTCGAAGGACCTGGCCGAACAGCAGGCCAAGCTGGCGGCGGAGATCAGTGCCCGCATCCAAGCGATCGCGGACGAGGCGGCGGCTCGCGCCGCCGGCCTGGCGCAGGCCGCACAGGACTTGGTCGCCGAGGCGCTGCTGCGGCAGCAGGGCGTGACCGAAGCCATGCAGGCGATCAGCGCCGAAGCCCAGGCGCGGATCGATGCGCTCCTGAACGAGAAGATGGCGCGCGAGGCGGCGATCAGCCGCGAGGAGCAGCTGCGGCAGAGCGCCGATGAGTCGTTGGCGCGGGCGGTGTCGGAGGTCGCGGCCGGCAGCGGAACGCAATTCGACAGCATCAAGCTCTGGCCGTTCAATCAGACCATTGAAGGGTGGACGGGCAACGGTGCGCCCACCCTCGTGGATGGCTGGCTGCGGCCCGCCAACCATGCCACTGCGCCCTGGGTGCAGTCGCCGGTGGCCTTGGCCGTCGACGGCAGCGCCTATCGCTTCGTCAAGCTGCGCGTGAAGCGTGTGGGCAGCCCGGCGTGGGGCGGATCCCTACAGTGGATCACGACCACGGATCAGGCATGGAGCACGCAGAAGCGCGCCGTCATCCCGGAGCCGGCGTGGGACGCCAGCGGAGTGGCCACCGTGGACGTACAGGACATTGCCTGGTGGCCGGCTACGGTCGACGCTATTCGCCTGCAGCTGGGCACCGAGCAATCGGTGGCCAACTACTTCCTGATCGACTACGTCGCCGTCGGACGCCCGCAGCCTGGGGCGTCCATGGCGGTGGTTCAGGCCGAAACGGAGGCCCGGATCTCGGCCGATGCTGCCGAGGCCGCCCAGCGCAATACGCTGGCGGTGCAGATCCGAGGCAACTACACCGGCTCGGACCCGCTCCAGTTGACCTCTGGCCTGGCGTACGAGGAGCTGAAGGCCCGCGTTGCGGCAGATGCCGCGCAGGTGCGGCGCATCAGCACCATGGAGGCCAGGATGCCCACGGGGGAGGGGGAGCTGGCTACCGCTGCGTCCGTCAAATCGCTTGAGGAAGCCACTGCGACGACAACCAGTGCGCTGGCGCAGTCGATCACGACCATCAATGCCTCGCTGCCGGCGATCATTGACCAGGGCAACAACAACGCTCAGGCGATATCGGATCTCAGCACCAAGGTCACCCAGCATGACGAGACGATCACGTCGCAGGCAGGGCTGATCACCGCTTTACGCAGCGATGTGACCGATTTGGCTGGAACAACCGCGGCCAACACCACCGCCTTGCAGCAGCTGACGACGCGCGTCACGACCGCCGAGGACAAGATAGAGACGACCTCGCAGCAGATCACCCAGCTGCAGACCGGCGTTGATGGGGTGAATGCCAAGGCAGATGCCAATTCCGCTGCAATCCAAGGGCTCACCGCGACGGTCACCCAACAGGGCCAGAAACTGGAGGCGACGGCTCAGGACTTGACCAGCCTCAAGACGCAGGTTGGCGACGTGAACGCCACCGCGTTCAACCAGCTGCAGACCAAGGTGGTCCAGCAGGGGGCCACGCTGGATGCGACTGCGCAGGACCTGGTGAGCCTGAAAACACAGGTGGGGGATGTATCGGCCAGCGGCTTCAATCAGCTGAAGACCCAGGTGACAGAGCAGGGGCAGGCGCAGGCATCTCAGGCGCAGCAGATATCGGGCATCCAGACGTCGCTTGGCGGAAAGGCTGACGCATCTGTCGTACAGACGATGGAAGCTCGGGTGAAGACGTTGGGTGGTGGCGGCAATCTTCTGCGCACTGCAACCATGACTGGATCACTGGATCCAGCGTGGTTCACGCGCTGGGCGACTGGAGGTTGGGAGCGCTCGAATCTGATCATTCAAGACGCTCGAGTTCCGCGAGGCATGAGGGCGATGGTTCACTACGCCAACAGTGGCCATGCCGTCAGTAGCCAAGTTCTAACGGCTCAGCAGGTCCCGGCAGAACCCGGGAAGTCCTACATGGGCTCGGTCTACTGCAATTCGTATCTGAGCAGGTCGAACGTCAGCGTCTTCTTCGTGGATGCCAACGGAAACCTGATTGGATCTGAGTTTGCCTCGTCTGCCAGCCGGAAGTACGGAGCTAGCGGCTCTTTGGCTGACTACGAGCGGTTGTTCGTCCTTACAGGTCCTGCACCTGCAAACGCTAGTACGGTCTGGTTCCAGATCGCCACGACCAAGGAATCCCCTGCAGGCCAAGACTGCGCAGGGTGGTACGTGCAGGCAATGCTGGAGCAATGCCCATCTGACGCGTCTTTGCCCTCGCTGTGGTCTGCGGGGGGGAGTGAGGCATTGGCCCAGTGGGGAGTGGCTGTGAGCGCGGACAGGAAGGTCGGCGGTGTACGGCTCAGCGCAACGGGTGAGATATCTGCCTTCGACGTGCTGGCTGACATGTTCCGTGTGTCATCCCCAAGCGGCGGTATGCGCACTGAGTTCAGCGACGGAAACTGGCGTGTTTACGACCAGAACGGGCGCCTGCGTATGCGATGGGGCGTTGTGCCGTGATCAACCAAGAAGGGCTGGGAACCCGGCTCTCTGCAACCGACAGGAGGCGGCATGCAGATTGTGATGGAAGTGAACGATGAGAACGGCAATCGGCTATGGGACCTCGCCAGCCGGTTGGGCCTGCTGTGCGGTGTGGCGTGGTCGGATGCAACGCCTGGCAATGGCTTTGCTGCCAATCTGCCGCCAGGGGAGTTCTTCTACATTCCCATCATTCCTTCTGACTCGCTGGGCTACGTTCCCGTGGTCGGCTACGCGAATGGTCGGGTGTACTGGGCACTGAACAAAAATGGCAGCGGTCAGTTCGTCGGCACTATCAAGCCGGTCAAGTTCTACTACGGAGTGCGATGATGGCAAAGGCAGCGGTGGAGATTCTGAGCGACGCTGGGACCACGCTGATTAGCGAGGACACCCCGTCGCTGGTGCTGAAGCAGAAAATACGCATCGATGTTTCGCCGGTGACCTACCCAGGAAACAACCCGGGGGGCAACTGGAAGTATGCAGAGATGATGATCAATGCCGAGGCCCCGATGGTGGCATTTATCGGTGACCCGTATCCGTTCTTCCCTCAGCTTCAGGAGATCGGTCCGAATCAGTTCCGGCTGACGCTGTGGACGAATACGCCCGCGCGCCTGCAAGGCTGGGCTTACGTGTTCGATCGCCCCGCCAACGAGGATGCGCAGTATCTGGCATTGTGGGATGCGAACGGCCGTCTGACGTATGCGCTGGGCGCAAAGCCCATGCGGATCATCGGTGTAGGCGGCGTCTTTCCCAATGGCGGTATGGAAGAGGACAGGTTCCCTGACTTCACCGGCAAGACGGTCGCCGGGGTGATCTGCGCGCCGGCGACCAGCACGTTCCAGAACAGCTTCACCGTGATGGGGATCGGCAACGGGCAGGGCGTTAGCGGGAAGCATGGCCTGTTCGGGAACGCGATCACCATCCCGAAAATCGGGACTGGCGGCTCACCAAACCAGGCCGTGGTCGGGATCGTGATGGCGGTTGACGTAACGAACTACTGATCTGCCGCGATCACATGGCCTGCACGTGAGGCGGCGCCAGATGAGGGCATGTGCTATTCCGCCCAGATCACCGCCGCCTATCAGAAGCTGGTCCGGATGACCGGCGCCACCCTGTCGCTGCAGGAGTTCGCCGCGCTCTACGCGCACGACCCCGGCAAGAAGCGGCCCAAGACGCCGAAGGCCATGGACGACGCCTTCCGGGCCGGCACGAGCCCGGCAGAGCTGGCGGTGTGGGCCGAGATCGAGCAGTGGAACAGGGCCGAGGCCACCATCCTGGAGCAGGAGCTGTTCGCCAACCGCAAGCGGCTGGCCGACGCCGAGCGGGCGCTCCAGGTGAAGGGGACAAAGAAGGCCCGGGAAGACGTTCGGATTGCGGGCAACAAGATCGAGCGGGCCAAGGCGCGGCTGGCGGACCTGCAGCGCGTCGAGCCGAAGGATCGCGACAGCCGTATCTTCCCCGGCGTCTACGCCCCGGTGATCGTCTCTGAGGGCGGGAAGCTGGTCATCAAGCCGATGCGCTACCAGTGCCGCCTGGCCGGGAAGCCGGCCAACTACGACCAGCGGTTCCCCGGCACCTACAACGCCCGTCGCGACAACCTGGAGAAGTTCTGGGCGCCGGCTTTCGGCCACACCCACGGGCTGCTGGTGGTCGACACGTTCTACGAGAACGTCGAGGGGCCTGACGGGAAGAACCAGGTGGTGCAGTTCACTCCGCGCACTGGCGAGCCGATGCTGGTGGCATGCCTGTGGTCGCACTGGAAGGACCCGGCCGGCAAAGAGCCGGATCTGGTGTCGTTCGCTGCCATCACCGACGACCCCGAGCCCGAGGTGGCCGCCGCCGGCCACGACCGGACCATCATCAACATCAAGCCCGAGCACGTCGACGCCTGGCTCAACCCGGATCCCGCTGACCTGGCCAGCCTGTACCGGATCTTTGACGACAAGCGGCACCCGTTCTACGAGCACCGGTTGGCGGCGTAGGGAACATCCGATGCCGCGCCACGCTGTTGCCCGATGGCGCAGGGCAGGCGAGCAGGGCATGCTGGCCTCGCCGGACCCGGGGCCGATGGCTGCTTAACCCGGGGGCGCCTGAGCAGCGCCGCGCCGGCATAGAGTCGAACCAGGCTCTACCCTGCAATTCGGGCAAATTGACGATTTCGTCAAATCGCCGGTGCAGCGCTTAACAAGTCGTTCCCCGAACGATTCAGGCAGGTCGCCAACGCGATCGCGGCCTTTGCGACGACCGGCCGTATGCTGCCGGCCATGACGCTGCCCCCTGACTTTCGCTGGACGACCCGGTCTGCCAGCCTCCCGGATGACCCGTTGACGGTGATCGCCTGCCACAGCGTGTGGGTGGTGGCCATGATCCGTCGGGTGAACGACGGCATCTGGATCGCCTCGCTGGACCGGCACCGGCATGGCCCGGGCGGTCCGTTCCGCGTGTGCAGCAGCTACGAGCAAGGCCGCGCAGGGGCCGAGCTGTGGGTGACCAGGCACGAGGCCAGGCTGCGGGAGGATGTGGCCACCATCCTGGACTGGCAGGAGAAGGTCCGCGGCAACCGGCTGGCCAAGGCCGACCTGAAACCGCCGTTCGGCTGGATGGGGTAGGGCGATCCGCACGCCCGCGAGGACGGTATGGACGTCGGGTTGTTCAGGGCCGGCAGTCGTTGGCATACGAAATGCTGCCGTCCAAGTAGTCGATCGCCTCCTTCACGTGCGTCATCGCCTCATCCAGACGGGCATAGTTCACCCATGGCAGTGCCTGGGCATGGGGCTCGCCCTTGAGCGACTCTGGGTAGCGGAAGGCAAATGACTGCCGATCATGCTGGTCCAATTCCCTTATGACCCGGTCGGCTTCCGGGAACCTGGTTGCTTCGCCGCCTGGAAGCCTTGCGAGGCTCTCGAATGTTCGATCCCAGCGCTCCAGCAGAACGTGGTCTGGCCTCTTGCTTGCAGGGGGTTCCTCACCCAGGCACTGAGCAATGGACCGCTCTGCGGCCTTCAGGGCTAGCTCGATGTAGTGGCGGTACAGGAACAGCGTCGGCATCACCAGGATATCGAGGCCATCTCGCCGCCCATCCTTGAGGACGGTGCTCAGAAGCCTGTCCCCGGCCTCCCTGAAGCCGCTGGCGTAGCGCCACCAATGGTCAGGCTGCCAGCTGGCACCGGGTTGAACCGGCCACGTGTACCCGGTCAGCCACCAAGGCCCTTCGCCGCTCAGCCAATCCGGCGCAGGCTCGTCCTCTGTTGCCAT